CGTCGTCGGTGCCGAACACCTTGTACGACTTCGTGTACGACGAGGTCGCCTTCTTGCCCTTGCGGACAATGGTCGCCTGCCGTGAGTCGCCGTCTTCGATCCAAGTGAGTGGCATTAGGCTGCTACCTGTCCTTCGCCTGGAGCGTTCTTGGTGTTCTTGTCGATGCTCTCAAGTGCCTTCAACTGTCGTTCAGCGAGCGACGATCCAAAGCCCATGCCGCGAAGGTTTACGCTTGAGAACGTGCCTGCCACTTCGCTCTTGCTCATCGCAGAGTCTGAGCCGGCAGCACCGGCACCAGCCGTCGCAGCCTTCTCGGAAGACGACGCTGACGCAGAGGCGACATTGACCCGAGAGAACGCTGCGTAATAGGCGTCCAGCAGCTTTGACTCCACGTCGCCGCCGACGTTGCCACGCTCAATCAGTGCGTCAATGCTTGCGCCGATGTTCGTCAGGCCGTCCAGCGATGACGCAGACCCGAGAGCGTCCATCAGCTTGGCAGCTGTGGCGGCGTCCTTCCGCTTTTCGCTTGCGCCGGTCGTGGCGTCGGCCAGCCTGCCCTCTGCCGCCTGGGTCGCCGCACGACGGTCGTCTGCTCGTTGCTGGTTCGCTGCCTGCCGTGAGTCCTTCGTCGCCTGTGCGTCGTCTCGAATGGCTTGCTCTCGGTCTTGCCGGTCCTGCTCTCGCTCTGCGTTTTGTTCCGCAGCCTTTTCCGTGCGGCTCTCGATGCCTGGACGTTCCTGCCGTCGCTGCTCGGCACGGGCGGCGTTCTCATCCTTGATCGCCTGCACCCGCTCTTCCGTGTCCTTCGCACCCGTTATGAATCCCTGCACCCTCGTCCATGCGATTTGGATGCCAGCGACAAGGTTGTCAAACGTCGCCATCACGCCGTTGGCGATGTTGTCAAAGAATCCCATGATGAACGCGCCCATCGTGTTGAGCAGCGCAGCGGAGTCGGTGTAAATCTTGTCCCATGCGATGTAGATGCCTGACCCAATGTCGGTGAAAACGTCTTGAAACGCTGCCACCCACGGATCAACGTAGGACATCAACGCTTCAGTGCCACGCAGCCAGCCAGCGACAAGCCCGGCCCAGAGCACGTCCATCGCACCGGACAAGTCGCCGGCAGCGACGGCTTCGTAGACGCCGTTGAAGGTGGTCGTGGCTGTGGCGGCGAGGTCGCCTAGGACAACGATGCCGTCAGATACGGCAGTCGAGAAGCCGCCAGCAATCGCACTGCCCGCCTCGGACACGTATCCAGCCAAGCCAGAAAAGGCATTGGCAAGCTGCGGCCCAAATTGCTTGATTGCGATGCCAACGCCAATGGCAGCCGCTGACAACAAGAGTAGTGGCGCAACAGGGGCGAGCCACGCCGCAGTGACGCCAGCGGCAGAGGCAATAGAGCCAGACAACGCCACTCCTGCGGCAGCGAGATATGAGCCAATTGCCGTGACCGCTGCTCCCGCAAACGACAGGACTGCCGATGCCGCTGACAGCATCGACGCTCCGATCGTGTTTGCAAGTGCCAGAGTCGCAGGCATTGCAAGCGTGAAGCTTCGAGCGACACCGCTGGCACTGCCAATCAGCAGTGTGATTGGCGACACTGCCAGCATGGCCGCCTTGCCGAGGCCAGCGAACGCAAACGCCGTCACCTGGAGCGAGATGCCAAGGGCAGCCAGTGCAGCGCCAGCAGGAACTAGCAGCACGGCGAACTTCGCAAAACTCGCGACCGCCTCTTGGTTACTACTGGCAAAGTCCGTCAGTCCGTTAAGCAGCCCGTTGACGAACGGAACGACATTGGCGAGGGCTGGAGTCACAGCATCCGATACCGCTATAGACAGTCGCTGCAAACCAGCGAACACGCTCTGAGCAGAGCCAGCCAGGCCCGACATCACCATCTTGTACTTCTCGCCCACCGGCAGGGCGGAAGCCATCGCTTCCCGCATCGCCGTAAATCCATCCACGCCCTGAGAGGCGAGAATCGACGCCGCACGAATAGCGTCAGCACCGAAGATACGGCGGAAGATGTCGTCCTTCGCCGTCTGGTCAAGCCCGCCCATAGCCTGCGTGAGCGTGCCGATGATTTCCACCATCGGTTTCATCTGGCCGTCTGCACCACGGAACGAGGCGACAGACAGCCCGAGTTGGTCGAGAGCACCCACGGCATCGTCAGCCGGTGCCATCAGCCTCATCAGCATCGTCTTCACGCTGGTGCCTGCGTCGCTGCCCTTGACGCCAGCATTGGCTAGGATCGCCAGCGTTGCCGACAGATCCTCGATGCTCTGCCCCGCCAGCCCGGCGACCGCAGACGACATCGAGAACGCTTCCGACATCTGGGCAATCGACGTGCTGGACGCATCCGCCGCCGAGGACAACGCATTGGCGGCGACGTCCGATGACACCTTGAACACGTTCATGGCGTCCGACATCACCACAGCCGCCTGGGCAACGTCCATTTCGCCGACCTTGGCAAACTCTAGCGCCGTCTTGCCGACCCCACTTAAAACTTCTTCAAGCGGCACGCCAGCCTTTAGAAGCTCAAGCATCCCCTGAGCGGCTTCGGTCGGGCCGACGCCGAGGGCTTGCGACATCTGCATCGCAGAAGCACGCACCCGATCAATGTTGACGGCAGTCTCGTTTGTGCTCGCCCGAATGTTCAACAGCGTCGATTCAAACGCCGCACCCTGACGCACGGCAGCGGCGATAGGTGCCGCCATGCCGATGCCAGCCGCAGCCAGCTTGCCGCCGCCAGAAGCCAGCGAGCGGCCCATATTGCCGAGCGACTTATTGACCCGAGCCAGCGCCGAGAAAAATTTCCTGGGATCGGCACCGATCTCGACAAACACGCCACCGGCTCTGACTGATCCTGAACTCATACGTGTTTCTGCCAGTCTTGTCCGAAGAGGCGTTTTAGGTCATCAGGCGTCGCCTGTCGCGGCTTGGGCTTCTTCGCGTACGGGTTGAACTTCCTTGGGTCGGCTCTCGGTGAGTTCTTGTCTCGGTTCAGGTTCGCTGCTTGCGCTAACAGGTTCGCCGTGTGCCACCAGTCGTGCTCTAGGCGGCTGTCACGAGCGGCGAAGAGTTGTCGGACGGTCCACTTGCCTGGATGGACTCCGAGGATTCCAGCGGCTTCCCAGATTGCGTCCCAGATGCTCCGGCGAGGCTCTCGATCGTCGCCTTCTCCAGCCCCGCCTCCGCTCGACCCAACATCTCGCTTGCGACCTCGTCCATTTTCTGAGCGAGAAGCGCGATCATCTTGCGGAGGCGCTGGGGGAAAAAATCGACAAGTTCCTGCTCTAGCGCTTTCGTCGCAGCGTCCAGCGAATCGCCACGAAGACCGTCAAGGAAGTCTTCCTTCGACAGCCCCTTCGCTTCGATCTGCTTGGTGAGCATTGCGTAGAGGATCTCGCCGATCTTTGCGTATTGACTTCGCAGTACCTGGAACGTCTGCGAGATGTTCGCAGCGTCCACCATGTCGAACGGCACAGCCTTACGCTCGCCGCTCTCTTCGTCCACGACATCGACCGTGACGTTGTCACGGACACGCAGCGCCGACGCCACCGTCAACGCCACCTGCCACGGCCTGCCTTGGTCATCACGGAACTCACGCATCCCACTACCTCGCCAATCTAGGATCAGTCATCCGGCCTTCAAGCGTGAACGTCGCCACGCCATCAATCGGGTCTGTCTCCGAAATCCCCGTCATCACCGCCAAGAAGGAAAAGCCGGCGGCACCGCCCCATACGGTGAACGTCCCGCCCGTGTGCATCTTTTCAAACGCCGTGCCGAGGTCTGACACGTTGTTCAACTCAACGCTTACAGTGCAGTCGTAGCCAGTGTTGTAGGTGGCTGCGTACCTGCTGCCGTAGGGGTTAACGTCGATAGTGCGTGCCGACTCCGTCAGCGTCACGTTGCGAGCGCTGAAGATGTAGCCGCCATCGAGCATGATGGAACAGTCTTTCCCCAGCGTGATCGCCACTAGAACTCCTTGGCCGTCACGTTGTAGGTCACGGCACCGTCAATGCCGATGTTTTCCGACACGCTCATGATCGAAAACGAGCCAGCGGTGCCGGCTGCGGTCAACGATGTGATCAATCCGTCGGGGTCGTGGCACTCGATCTCCCACGTCTTCGTCACGAATCCCGCACGGCTCACCCTGCGGCCAGGAGCACCGGCAGAGCCGCCGACGTTGGCGCGGTTGCTGATGTCAATCGTCTCGCACTCTTCGGTAAACGTCGCCGAGATGATGCCCTCACCGAACGGAGGAGCGGATGCGTCTTTGCCAAGCGAAATAGCCATCTGTGATTGTTCCTGTGCGTGAGTGGTTAGGCGCTGACGGTGCGAGAGCCGCTGACGGTGAAAGTCTCGATGCCGTCGAGAGGCTGAGACTTCGCAATGTTGGTGCAGATGTAAGTGGCGTTGCCGGTCTGCGTGCCCGCGATGGTGAACGTGCCGCCGATGCTGACGCCGGGGTCGTCCACGCACTCAAGCTCAATCGTCTGCTCGATCAGAGCCTTGCGGAACTTGCGGGAAGTGTCGCCGAACTTCGTGACGTCCACGTCTGACGCCGAGTTCGTGACGGTGCAGGAGCGAGCGTTCGACACGCCCGTAATCGTCACGTCCTTACCGAGCGTGATCTCGACTGTGCCTACTGGCATTGGGTGCCCTCTTGTGTGCGAGTGCCAGCGGTGCGGCTGGTTCGCTCACGGTATGGGCAGGCAGGCGGAAACTAGACCGGGTATGCCGTGGCTAGTTTCGGGCGAGCATGTCCCGCCACTTCTCGTTTGCCTTGGCAACGGCGGCATCAACCCGCTTCGAGCCTGCCATGAACGGGCGGGCCGGATAGCGAGCCATACGGGTGATCGTCGTGCGATCCCAGTTGCGGGAGTGTTTGAACTTGCCCGCCTTGTCGATCTGCCAAATCAAAGCACCGTATTCGTACTGGTTCGCTTGCGGCAGCGACGAAGTGTATCGCCCTCGCTCGTCACGCCCTTGGCGTCCGTTGCCGCGCTTCCGCAGGTACGCATTGCGTGCCGCTCCAACGCCGATTCGCCACGCCGTCTGCTTGACGGTGCCGCCCATCTGGTGCAGCTGCGCCAGCCAGGGCTTCGTCTTGTACGTGCCGATCACCGCAGTGCCACGGGCCGCATCGTAGAAGTTCACGATGTCGCCATACATGAACTTCTTTGGTGCCCACGAGCGTATTGGCTGCCCCGCCGGGCGAGGTGTGCCAGACGAGTATCCAGTGATGTCGAGGTACAACCCGCCGACGAACTCTACAGGCTTCCCTCGACCTTGACGCGCTTTCGCAGCCTTCGTGATCTTGCCCTTGCCGCGACCGATGCCCGTCTTGGCGGCGTTCTTGATATTGTGCCCGAGGTTCGACAACACCTTCACATTCATTTTGCCGACCAACCGGCTGACTTTCTGACGATCAAAGAAGCTCCCCCTGATCGACGCCCGCAGCCGGAGCCGCCCGAGCGTGTCCGCCGACATCTCCCGGCGATTGCCGCCGATCATGCCGGGACGGATAAACGCCCGGCTCATGCCAGAGAGCATCGACGGCATAGCAGCCTCCTACGGCGTTGGCGGCGTCGGCAGCACGTTGCTCTCGAACACCCGATACGTCGCCGTAATGACCGCACGCCAGACGTTTCGCTCCGTCAGTGCGTCGTCAGGATTCAGGTCGATACCCACCGTCTGCGGGCTGGACACGCCCGCCGGCCAGGTGACGGCAGAGCCAAACGAGTGAGCACGCACCTGGAGCATGACGCTGTCGGCGAGATCAAGCATGGCGTCAACGTCGTTGTCGGTCTGGACGTGACGCCCGACGAATACGGAGACGGTGTAGTCCACCTGCATGTACTGGCGGCTGATGCGTGTCACCTCGGCGTTGCCGGGCACGACGAATACATGCGGCACGCTCATCGCCTCCAGGTCGATGTTCGCCCAGTTGCGACGCTCCACGACCGTGGACGAAATCGCCCACGTCACCGATTGGAGACCATCGGCGAGAGTGTCGGCGAGTGTGCGTAGTGTGCTGCTCATAGTCTCACCAATAACTTAGGATCGCTCGCCCAATCGCCCACCGCATCGCCGCCGCTCCGGCGCGAGCCGATAGCACCAGCGCGGCGGCACCGGCTGTGGCGAGGGCGACGAGGAAGAGGGGGAGGCGGATCATGCGTCAGGGAAAGCTGCCGTGGGTGGCGTGAAGTTGGC